TTATCTACACTTGAGGAAAAATTAGTTATGTAACTATAATCAGTTTCATATCCACCTCTATTTTCAACACTATAAATATTCATATCAATTTTAAAGCCTGGGTTCTTATCGATTCTATTAAATGTCCAGGCATTATCCATCCATATAATTCGATTATTTGGGTAAATAAAGTAGTTTCCATTTTCCATTTTAAATACATGACCACATTTATGTTCAGGTGTTTCAGAGAAATTTGTATCTAACATATTTCTATTTTCATGAGACCAATCCAGAGTAAACAAATAAGAGCCAAGTCGTTTTACACCTGTGATAGATAGCAAATCTGCTTGCAATCCACTTAAACGTTCTCTAATTTGAACATCAATATATGAACTGAAACAATCCCAATACATGTGTTCACTTAATGGGAGAACTTCAGCATCTTGTTTCCAACAAAATGCATTTATAGGTCTTCGAGTCCAATTTACACCATTTTCTAAGAATGCTTCAAATAAAGGAGTTCTCTTTTGTATAGATGCAACTGAATGTACATCAGCTAAAGTATATTCATTATGTCCTTGTTCATGATTAAACAAAAACTCATTTCTTATAAAACAAGTTATAGTAGGAACATTAGAATTTAAATATGCCATTTATTATTTTTTATGTTTTGCAATTTCAACTGCTGCTAATTGAGACAACGCTGCCCTTTTAGTTTTAGCTTGTTTAGATAATCGTCTACCTGTTTCAGTAGTAGCAAAATATCCAGCTTTGGTCTTTTCTATGCGTTCTGGCATCATTTGTTTGAGATGATTTTTAAACCCTGCAGGAACAAACTGTGGTTGCTGCATATTGTAATCATCATTGTCTTGTCCAACTTCATTCATTAAGAATCCAGCAACTTCTTCTACATCGTCTTTTGATGTTGCAATGTGATCAGCTGCCCAATCATGTCCATTGCTTAATATTTGTTGAACAGCCTCCGGATCCATTTGTAACATTGCATCTACATGTTTTTTAATAATTTTTAAATTACCAAAGAACATGTAGTTGCCGTCTTTAGAATTACATGTGCAAGTGCTAGGGCAATTACAATGACTCATGATCTTATTTGTTTTTATTGATAATAGACCAAATAGCACCAGTTAATGTTAAAACACCACCAATACACTCTGTTACAAGAGTTTCGTCAACAAGTCCTCTTGCTATAACTATACCACCGATAAACGTTAAAGTATGTCTTACAATACCTAAAAGTTGTTCTTTTGTCAATTTCATTTTTATTCCTTTTTTTTATATAAATATATTACTTGTTCGATTCTTTGTTTTTGTACATTGGCCAATTTTTTGTTTTTTCATTGAGCCAATCTTGTCGATCATCGCAACCACAATCTTCATCCAATAATTGTGCAATTTTTTTTGCAATCTGATCTAATCTTGTGGCGGCTGTAATTTTTTTAATATCGTCGCCTAATCCTTTACTTTGCATATATACTTCCGTTGTTAGCTGTATTTGTTAGTTGCATAATCATTGTTTGATATTGTGCTGTGTGTGGAATTTCAAAAACATCATGTCCTGGAAATTTATAATCATGTTCTGGTTGCATCATTAACATGTGACCGGTGTCATCAATTCCTAATACAGGATGTGGAACATTGCGCATTGTAATTCCACCATTTGGTGTTTGTATCATTGTGCATTTACCTGGGTGATTCCATTGACCCATAGGATCAACTACTGCGCTAGTTTTTTTAATTATGTTGTCCCAACCTGACTTTTCTAATTTCTTTTTACCGGTGATGTGCATTATTAATTCTTCAGTAATTTCTTTATGATCATTGGGTTGCATCGACGATGGCAACATGTATTTATCAGCTTTAAGTACTTTTGCTAACATTGCTACTAAAGCTCCGCCCGGGGCGATTGCCATTGTAGTTAAGCCTAATACTTTGATAACATCCTTCATTTGATTGCGAACCCATTTCCATTGTTCTGGCGTTAATTTGTTGCCATTAAGATGTTGAAGAAGCATAGTCATGGCCTGTTTTGTCTCAGATGTCTCTGTCTTTATGGCGCCTACAAACTTTTTTACTTGATCTTTTGCATTGTTAGCCATTGCCGGCACATTGAGTTCATTTACTGCATGTTCTAATGATAGACGCCCTCTTTTTATTTTTTGTTCTAATTGTTTTAAACGTTCTAAATAGCCATGATTACGTAGATGTTTATATGCCATATTCTCAATTGAATATTCGCCTTCTGTATCTAAACCTGTTTGTCGTAAATGACGCAATCTTTGTTTTATGCTAGCAATTTTTTTGTCGGCTTGCGGGTCTGTATCTTTTAAAGAATCAATTTCAAATTCATATGGTTCTGTTTTATTTTGAATAGCCGCATCATCAATTGAAATTTGTTCTGCATTTGGTTGATTCAACCATTTGTTGTGCATAAGCGAAAATATTCCTACTGATGAATGAAGTTCTTGATTTGAATCTTGTGCATACAATTCAATATTCATTCCTTGATATTGTAATGGATAATTTACGTTCCATACACTTTTTTTAGCGTGCATGTAATTACTTACAATATGCATATTGTCTCCAACATTCATATAATTAATTACAACATGTAAATCAATGTCGCTCCAGCGTGTCCAATTATAATTAGCATTGCTACCAATTAAAATAACATCTAATATATCAACATCTACTTCTAAAAAATCATAGAATGCTTTTGCTATTTTTATAAGACCAATACGAACCTTAGGACGTAATTCATGTCCTATCCAAAGAGATGGATTCAATTCATGTTGTGATTCATATTCTGTTATCATTCTATATCCAATGCCTTTTTTAACGCATATATTTGAGCTTCTTCAAATCCTTTATCTACTAGCGTTTGCAATTTTTCTGTAGTTGTTCCTGGTGCTTGTTTAAACTCGGTTTCAATTGAATTTTCTGTAGTAGTATCAACTACCGTTCCGCCTGGTATACTTGTTTCTGCATTTGATGTTGAATCTTCGCCGCCTAATGCTGATATAGCTGCGCCTCCTATTGCAGTTCCCATAACAGCTTCTTTTGACTCTATCAAAAATTTATTGAACACCATAAAGATGGCAGGCATTATTACAGCTTGTGGATCATCTTGCGGGTCTAGACCTAACTTCTCTGCTAAATCTTCAATTTCATTTTTTACAATATCTAAATTTTTAGGATTAGATAATCGATATGAATCCAATTTAAATACCTTTGCAAACATTTTTGGATAACCTGCTTTCAAAACCGTGCCAGGTCTAAATATGTTAGATGCTTGTGAAAATGCGTTCTCAACAAATTTTGCATAATATGGATTATTTGCATCAGCTGACTGTTTTCCAATCGTATTACTAATTTGTTTCCATTTCAGTGGATTAGTTTTTTGTAATGTATTAAACCAGTTATACATTTCTTTGGTTGGTCTAGCATAAATCCATGGAGGAATTCCTAAGGAAGCTAGCTCGCGAGCTGTAAGTTTTTTGTTTGATTTAAACATTGCTGTAGTTAATGTTGAATTAGAGGTAATCTTTTTCATGAATCTAAAATCCATTGCATCTTTAAGATACGTCATTTCGCGTTTGCCAATACCTAATTTTTTAATCAAATTAACGGCAATTCCATATCCACCAAAAGTTACTGCATTTGCGCCAAGTTTAAATGCAAGTTTACCTGCACCAGCAGTTTTGCTAGCAATTTTAGATGCTTTAATTGCAGCTCTTATTTTTGAAAGCATTGATTGCTTAATTGGTACGCTTGTTGTATTACGAATTAATGCTGATATTTCATCTATTTGTTTCATTACAGCATCCATGGATGCGCCAGGAGCATAGTTTTTTAATGCGCGTTTACCTTTAAGAAGCAGCTGCGCAACAGCATCGCCTTTCTTAGCAATCGCTTGTAATTGTATTTTATTTAGTTTTCCTGATTGAATAGCTAATTTATAAAAATCAACTAATTCAGTTGTATTTCCTTTTGCAGCTTTTTTCCAAATCCTAGCAGCCGTAACCGTGCCGCCTGCAGCATCTATTGTTCCTTTAAGTCCAAGTTTAATGCCTGATCCTATTACTGGAATAATTGCTACCAATGAAAGTGCGCCATCTAAATACTTGCCACGAGCAAAATACATGATTGCATTGATTGCATCTAAGATATCACCATAACCAGGAATAAATCCTAACCAATCTAATGCTGTTTGTATTTTATCAATAGTTTCTAGCTTGTTATATTGAATAGCTTTGCCTTGAGCTTTTTGTGCTGCACGAGTTTTTTGTGTATCTTTTATTTTTTGAATTGATTGTGTAATTTGCTCTATTTTGATTGGTTGTCCATCTATATAAATTGAATTATTTTTGAACTCCCATGGTACAGTCTTATTTGTAGCTTTTATGTCTGCATTTCCATCACTATATATAGCTAATCGTCCTAATATAGCATCATCGTACGAATATGCTTCTAGTCCCCTAAAAGTCCATGGGCTAATATTATTTGATGCAAATATTTTTTGTATTGCGGGCCAAGATGATACTGATTCTAACAACACTATTTGTGATTGTTGAACATTATATATTTCATTTAAAACAATTTGTTTAATGAACGATCTATTCATATTAATTTCTTTTAATATAAATATCAGGATTTCCAAAAGAGTTGCACTAATATAAGTGCGAATGCTAATGCAAGTGAGATTGTAGTCTTAATATTAATACCTTCTGATTTAAATAAGTAAGTCATAGCCGTAAAAATAATGATCCCTGCCGTAAATGACATGAATCTACCGGGCCAGAATTCTCCATCGAATCCTTGTACAACTAGGCTAGTTGCCTCCATGAATAACCAGGTAATGGGGACTCCTAAGAGCATTAATGGAAATTTATATTGTCTTGCCCATGGCCATATGATAGGCCCATTTGTTTGTATCCAAACTATTGCTTGTCCAAACATAAACATGAGATATGACATTACAATGTATCGATAATTCATATTATAATATAATGAATTATGTTGTTGTTTCAAAGATTCAAACCGTTTATCGAATACCTTTATGATTGTCGATGCGATCTAGTATTTGATTTAACACGTCGGCTTTAATAAAACCGCACATTGATGCATTTTTTAATGCACTAATTAATTGGAAAATAATAAATGGTATTAG